GGTTGGTATGTTTCAACTACATCACGTACCAATTTATTTTCTGATGTATGTTTGTACTCAATGACTGTTCCATCTTTATGATTGTAGTCATCTAGATGTGCAAACAATGGCACTGGTCCATACTTCGAATTCACTGTATAGAATCTAGCAATAGAATAACAATAACCTGCATATTCTTCAGCTGTAGTGTTTACTTTCTTTGCCATCTTTTCAAAGAAAATTTTTCTGTTGAAGTCCTCTGTGTACGTGCCAAGACGTACACGAAAGTTCTCTGACAGATCAACTGGTTCAACCAGCTGACGTTTCTCTTCCCACAACCGATCAACATCAGCTGGTTTCCCATGACATAGAGTATAGCAGTCGCTACCACCTATACCTAAGTGTCTTCCTTCGGTAACGTTTGGGGTTTTGCTACTTGCTTTTCCCATTCTTCCATCCTTTCTACAAATTGTCCTTCGTTTATATCGTACTTGTATATTTCAATCGGCATACTATACGCATAGTCGTGAGCAAATGCTCTACGACCTGCGCCACCGATACCAAAATATTTGTGTATCTCTTTTTCATCTAGCACTATCAAGCTAGGATACACATAGTAATCATATTTTTTATTCGGCATATAACTCCTCCTCTCCTGGATATGAGCAATAAGTATTTTTGTTTATCTCATCTTGTAAAGTTTCATTTTGTTTAGCTCTACGTTTCTCTGACCAGCTAGCTTCTTTGATATCAGTTATCGCGTCAAGATGTAACCATTCATCTCCAGCTGGATCATTTATGCGCTTTCTCACCCAGTGTGTTTCAGCAATCTCAATACCAAAGTGTTCATAAAGATCATGTTCATTCCAACCATCTTCACCATACTTATCTAAAAACTCTTTCCAGCCTTCAAGATCTGTGTGGATAGAACATAGATCAATAATAATCTCTTGATCTTCTGAATAGTAATGTTCTTTGACTTGAAATATTTTCTTGTACAATCGATGATATACATCACTCGTTACTTCCATTAAGGTTTTGTTTATAATACCCATACTCTTCTCCTTTGTTGAGTGTTAAAAAAAATTGGTGGCAACGCGTTGGAGAAGTTTACATGTCGTTTCTGATTGCGAAACTTCCGTTGCGTTGCCATAAGCATGCACGACTTGGTGTAGAGCTGTTCACTCCGTGAGTGCTGTTACATCATCTACCGAAAGATTTTGCCAGCCACTCCTTAATCCACTACACCAAGCCGTTAGTTAAGATTGAATACTCGAATTAACATGGCCATCAATCTTAACTTAACTGATTAGCTTAACCGTGATACACCGTACTACCAATCAGTTATCTCTTTGGTCATTCATAAAGTCCATCTGTCTTTCATAATGAACTTGAAAAGCATAACCACATGTTTCTTTGATAAACTTTGCTGTAAATTTATCTAGCAAAGCTTTGTCATACTCATTGTATACGTAGCTTTCAAGCTGCTCTTGAGATCGGATTTCTTCACACTGCTCGTTCAGAGTTACCCATACCCATTCCTCGAACTCATCTTTTCTAGCTTTCTCGTATACCATGTCTTTGATTTTTTCGTGAAGAATACCTTTCTCTCCAGCTTTGTCTGACAACACAACAACGTGTGTATCAAACCAATCTTCACTACCAATTTGTTTTGTCATAATTTACTCCATAAAAAATATTACAGTTGATATCATAGCTAGCAGCCATAGTGGGATAACTCCCACTATAACTACTGCAACATACAGTGCTTGAAGTTTACTCATGTATACACTCAATCAATGTGAATGGTACATTAAACTTAGCACCAGTATCCATTCTGACAATGGCATATTTGACGTTTACTTTCTCAAGTACACCTTCTCTTGTGTTATCCAAGTCTTTGCCAGCACGGACACGTACTTTAGGTTTAGGATATGTTTGACGATGTAACTTGCACAATGCCTTTGAAGCTGCAGTACGTTCTTTCTGAATAGTCTTGAACATATCTACAAGCTCTACCATATCCATCTGCCTACAAAATTCAGCAACCACATCTTTGGTTAGCCACTCTCTGTAAGCTACTACGTTATCTTTATTTATATAATTTTCTTTTGTACTCATTGTTACCTCCATTAGTTAGAATACATTTCGATGTGATCATATGTAGGGTATGCATGATCCAACGTTATATCTTTCAGTGGGATTGGATCCCAATGACGATCACGTTCAAGCATGATTGTACCTTCCATATGCGCATCGACAAGTTCAAGCACTGATGAATAGCCATACTCAAGCTCGAAGATGTGTGCCTTTCCAAAGGCATGACCATCTTCAGCATTCATTTCGCTGATCCACCAAGTGCCTGGCCCTGAAGCATTGAACAGTTTGACGTGTGCAATACCGTCTGACTGTTTGCCAGCTTGGGTTAGTTGATAGTTTTCAGACAGCTTGTAAAACTCGGCAGCTGTCATCCAATTATTTCTAGTTAGTATATCGAATAGTTCCATAGTTCTTCTCCTTATTTTTATGGTACTTATATTATATGTTAATGGTAAAATATTAACATAGTATTTAATTGCCCAAGATAAATTATTGTGGACAAAAAAATTCTGTAAGGCGACACGTTTCTGAAAGACAAGACGTTTCTGCAGAGCGGGTTTTGAGTACACAAGAAAAATTGTACTCGGTCAACGTTGCGATACGACAAGTCGTTTCTGTCAAGCGACACCAAGGCTCAAAAAAAAAAAATAATGAGGGTTATTTCTAACCCTCATCATTTGGTATAGGCTATCTGTTTTGTATAGCCCTAGCTTGAAGATCATCACGCCTGCGAAGCTCTTCAGCCTCAACAATCTTCTTGAGTTCTTTTGCTTGGTCAACCCCACGCAATTCACAAGATCTGATGAATTGTGCTGAGTTTTTGATAGACTTAGCAAACTCCTCAATAGTGCTGAGTGCAGGGGGTGACTTAGGTTTTATGTCTCTTTCTGAGATAGGTACGTAATCCATTCCAAATATATTCTTGAAAGCTTTAATTAACTCATCTGGATTGAATATACGTTCTACTTCAAGACACCTTTGACCAGCTGATAATGTATACTCACATTGATTAGCATAGAGTTGGTCTGATTGCATTCTTCCAAAGTCAATTTCATCAAATTTCATGGATAGTGATTGCCCGTTCGCGTCAACTCTATTGAAAAATGAATCATTAGATTGGTATAGTGAAATCATCGCGTCTATTACCCTTTCAGCAAATATTCTTGAATGAGAATAATTTTCATGTCCGCCTCTTGGAACCTCGATTTGATCCTCAATTTGGCTAAACATTAGGGTGAGTTGCTTAACTAGGGTTAAGTCTTTTTTAGTTAGGTTTGACATAATCTTCTCCTTTTTGTCAAAGTTAATGATTACCTCGTCCTACAACAAAACCCATGGGTTTTCATCTGCATATAGAAAGAGATAACATGAGTGTGTTGGCCCTTGCCAACACACACAATACTATGCAGATTGATACACTTTCAAACCCCAGTCTTGGGGGTTGAAAACCCATGGGTTATGTTGTAGACGTTGGATAATCATAACTTAGACAAAAAGGTGACGATTATAGACAAACATTACTAAAAAAGACTTAACCCTAGTTAAGCTTACGAACCCAAGGTTTAGCCAAATTGAGAATCAAATCTGTCCCGCACTACCTACCGCTTGTGGGACGCACTGTTAAAGACTAAGCCTGCTGTCTTTTGCAGTGCATATAAATAGTGAAGGGAAGATCTCTACAGAGATCTGGGAGGTGCGCTACAAAGCCGAATAGGGTTTGTAGAATAATCGCATAAGTACATATTCCAAATGCCCTTGGAATATGATTACATTTTACTGAACACAATTTACCGCAGTCGGGGGATCGCAAGGGCTAGATAAATGTGAAGTGCATGTGGGGTTAGGCTGATAGATATCCAAACCTAATCGGATTGAAGCCCGAAGGGTGGATACCGTGTATCCATTCACGAAAGCCCTTAGGTTACCAAACTACCTTGACAAGCTGGAAACGCAGGTGTATCTATATTAGTATTAGTGTTTAACTCAACAAAGAACAAGATGAAGATAGTTAATGCAAAGCAACAAATATCTAGTAAAGCTAGGAACTTGGTTGATATACTCGTAGCCAAAGGTTGCACCATTACTGAAGCCTCGAAACTGGCAGGATATAAGGGCAACAGTAGCAGAGTTAGTGCAAGTAAGATGCTACGTAAACCAGAAGTACAAGAGTACTTGCAACAAGAACTTAGACGCAAGTTAGCCTTGGGTAGTACTAGAGCCTTGTCCAGAATCGAATCGCTATCACAAACCGCTAAGTCTGAATATGTGCAACTAGAAGCAAGTAAGGACATACTCGATAGAGCGGGTTATAAATCGGTGGATCAACACCACCATATGGTAGCTGGGTTTCAGATAAATATAGATCTTTCTTAGAAGAGAGAAGAACATGTAGTAAGGTAGTAACAGCCCTTGTAGCAGGTTTGCTACTTGGGCTAATTTTACAGATGGGGGGCCGAAAATGCGGTACGGTAACGTATAAAAAGTATTGCCCACAAAATTTTTTTCTTCAAGGCTCGTTCAAACTATGCTATGTATTCTTCATGGCTTATAAAACACCAGCATGGACAAGGAAAGAAGGCAAGAACCCTAAGGGTGGCTTGAATGCTAAAGGTCGTGCTTCTTATAAAGGTGGTACACTAAAAGCACCAGTTAAGAGTGGGGATCATCCTCGAAGGGCATCCTTCCTAGCACGTATGGGTAATATGAGAGGTCCAGAATATAAAGATGGTAAACCTACAAGACTTCTGTTATCTTTGCGAGCATGGGGTGCTTCGAGCAAGGCAGATGCCAGAAAGAAAGCTAAGGCTATGT